AGAACAATACTTAGTAACCCATCCTCAAATTCAACTGATCTAACTTCCGTGTCCTCTGCCAGTGTCCAAGATCTGGTGAAAGATCGTTGAGCCATTCCTCTGTGGACATACTCTGTATCTGTTTCGGTGTCCTCTTTTTGTCCTTCGACAAAGAGTTTTCCGTCTTGTGTGTAGACATTTACTTCTTTCTTTTTAAATCCTGCAAGTGCAAGTTCTAGTCTTGATTCTACTGCGCTGACCGTGACTAGATTAAATGGTGGATAATTCTTCGTTGTTTCGTGGAGATTAAACAACCTATCGAAGTATTCATCCATTCCAATGCTATTCCTATTTATGCGTTCCATCAGTGCAGGCAGGTCCGCAGCAGTATAACGTGCAAGGTTTCCCATGATTCTTAGCTCCTTTAAAAGCGAGTTTGTGTTTTGTGGACCCCGAAGGCATCCATACTTATTTATAACAAAGCATAAAAAAAGGGGATGTCGAATCCCCTACAATTTTATTCGGTTTCTTCAACTTTTTTCTTTTTGGACCCAATATTATACTTGGTTTCAAGAACCCAGTCTTGCTTATCTCTAAATGCAAGAACCTTAATTTGATTTAGTGGAGCAATATCTTGTATTTTATCAGCACTAACGATGCTAATAAGACCCCAATCAGCAAGTAATTGAGCAATACGATTACGTCGTTGGACATCATTCACTGTGATATTAGCATGTTTACCATCTAGTGCAAAGAGTTCTTTAAAATGCACAAGATAATAACGACCTTGTTTATGAAGGATATGACAAGATTGATAAATCTTTTTTTCTTTTCTTGATGCAACACCAATTCTTGTTAGTGTTTCTCTTACTTTAAGAAAGTCATCAGGTTCTCCAAGAACCACTTCAACCATCTGGTCCGGCGACCATTTCACAATAGGCTCTTGAACCACACTCATCTTGTTCCTCCAGTATCAAATTTTGATTTAATAAAATTAAGTTGTTCTGTTGTTAGGATCTTCAAAGCATGTTGTGCCTTTTCATTATTATAATCATAATAACGTTTGACATAATCAAGATCTTTGATTTTATCTTTTCGGAGCCAGGGAGAAAATCTCTTCTTTTTCCTCAGACTATTTAGCATAAAATCATACTGCATCTTCTTTGGGAGGAAATGATACTTATTCATCTCATTTGCAAACATAATTGCATCAAGATGTCCGGAGAAACAACGGTTGATAATGTAAGGGGGATATTCTTTTTCAATCAAAGGGTCTTCATCAATCAAATGCTTCTTTGTTTGATTAATAGAATTGAGCCAATCTTTTAATTCGGTCATGATAAAATCATACTATAAGGATCTATTTCTGCGCCCAACTTGTCAGTATCTCTAATAAGATTAGCATACTTCTCATCAGACTCGGCAAGTCCCTGCTCACCTTTTGTTGTGTAATGAAGAACGACAGGATTAAAAAATTCTTCGTGCTTTTGTTCCTTGAATCCCATAGTCACATCTTGAGTGGCAAACATATCACCAACCAATTCAAGGCGACTAAAGATAATCCATACAGCATACTGATCAACAATTCGTGGATTTGGAATTGGCATCAACTCTTCACTAAATTTAAAGAGTTGCATCAGTTTAGTGAGTTCATCAAGACGGTCAATGATTTGATCGTGAAAATTATTATTCATTAATATCACACCTAGGCAATACTTATAAACCTCACGCTTACCCCCTAGGTCATAGATGGCAGCATCTACTTTATCTAAGGACTCTCTGATGCCCCTGCCACCACCTGTATTGGGGTCATGTCGGAATCCAAACTCCTCTCTACCATATACATCACGATGACAATAGGTGTCAAAAAGATACTGAGGGTCATCATAAAAAATAGTATCAGAATCAAGATAAAGAATATTGCAGGATCTACCTTCAAAGTATTTGAGATTATACCATCTATGAATTGACCAGGCACTCAACATATCATGGTCAAATCCATCCACAAAAGTTCTAAAATTTACATCATAGTTTGAGCAAAAATCTGGTGAGATAAAATTATGATCATCACAGAACAAATAAACACATATCTCATTGTTAAATTCTCTCAATGATTTAATGCTATGTTCCAAACGTTTTAATTCATGATTATTGATGTGTTCATGAACACTCATTTTGTATGAGTAATAAACAACGTTTTGATAGTCTTTGTTTTTTCTTTGGCGAAGATTATCTAATTTTTCCCGCATTGATTTATTCATACTAATCCCTCTTTCTTCAACTTGGAGAAATTATAACACTCTTCAAATACAAGTCTTATTTTTGATTTCTTATCATAGTTCATAAGAAGAAGTTCTTTTCTATCTTTTTGCTCACGCATATAATCACCCACAGATCTCATTGTATAAGTAAGATCAAATTCCCCCACTTCCCATTCCCGAAAACGGTCTCTAATCAATTGCGAAGAGTTATAAGATACAAGTTGATGACTTACAAAACGATCACAATCAAGAGCAAACTGATCGTGATTAAAGGACTTATGCATATCCCCCTTTCGTCCATAGAGATTATCTTTAATGTCATATGGAGGGTCTAGATAAATGAAAGTTGATCTATCATCTGATAAAAGATTTTCATAACTAAGATTAGTAATTTTCCAAGAAGAGATTAGTTTTGAATATTCAGGGAGTTTATCAATGCCTCGCATCGAGAAATTGCTATCTGACGCTTGCTTGGAGAATGAGCTGGATTCAGTGAGACCAGAGAAAGAGCACTTATTAACAACGTAAAAATTAATAGCACGAGATAAATTGGATGCCGAATCATTGTTTACTTCTCCTTTAGCATTTAAAAATAATGTTTTTGCAGATACTGGTTCTGGATGAGTGCTCTTAAGATGTGCTAACTGATCGCGCATTTCTCTACCATTATCTCTCAATTCGCACCAGAAATTATAGAGAGGTTCATATAAATCATTTACCCAGATATCCAAGTGTGGATATTTTTTTGTGATGTGAATGGCAACACTACCACCACCAAGAAATGGTTCATGGTATTTCTTATACTCCCTTAGATCGGGAATAAACTCATCCATTTTAACACAGGCACGAGATTTACCCCCTGGATATCTGAGGGGCGTCTTGAGAGATTTCATAATCAGGTTTATTATACTTTAAAAATTCCCAGAAGGTTAATTTCATTTCTTTCTGAGTCATACCACAATGTTTTGCGGCAGTAGGTAAATTCATTGTAGCACGAAAGAGTGCTTCATTTGCTTCATTTACATTCTGGGGAGTAGTTTTAACTTTCTCCTCCACCATTTTGCTTTTATCAATCTTTAGTAGTCCCATTAAAAAGTATCAGCAGCGTCTAAAAGTTCTGTAAGATAATCCTGAAAACTCAGTGTGCTTTCTGCCATTACTCTATATCCAGTTCCGACATATAGTTGTCCCAATAAAACTGATACTGTAGCAGTTCCCCAAAAGATATAGTAGAACTTGGACTTAACTTGACATCTTTTCTTTTGTTTCATAATTACACAATTAGTTTTTTAGAATCTGGAGTAATCAATTTACTACCAAACATTTCATTATATTTCTTACAGACATCCTCTTGGACTTCTGCAACATATACAAGATGAGTTTTAGAGATCGTAATCTCTGGGTTGTCTTTACTAATCACAGTTGCCCATGGAGCAAATCCAACACCATTATTTGTTGGAAGAACTGCAAGACCATTTTGGACTGTGATAGTGTCTTCTGTTTCGGATAGAAGTTCTGCGATAACTTCTTCTCCGGTCACAATTCGTAGCAGTTTCACATCAATCATTTAAATTCACACTCCATACATTATAGTTATAATGAAAATATGCATTGGCAACCATACCAGCCATAGACAACCAATAAACAAGTATTAGTGCTGTCCCAAATGACCACATATTGCCAGTATACTTAACAAATATATTATTTCCTTTTTGAACTTTTGCCTCAGTAACAATATTAATGTTTTTCATTGAAACTCACACTCCACCATAATCTCAGTTAGACATGC